TAACGTTGAAATCCAAGACTTGCTCCAAAACCGCTTGACGGTCATCGTGCAGGATGTCAATGATAACTATTTCGCGATGGGTCACACGACCGGGGCTGAAGCTACTGGAGGCACCGTAGGCACAGGAACGGCAAAGGGTGACTTCAACGGCTATCAAATCCAATTGACAGCGGAAGAGGCTATCCCAGCTCCGTTCGTTGCCTCTGACGATTCGAACATCACGTTCACGGCTGGCACTTGATTTCATTTTCTTTGGTTAGAATATAAAGGAAGGGGGAGGGCAATAGCCTTCCCTTTTTTGATTCATCATGATACACCTCAACCCAAACAGCGCAGACGAGCAGTTCATTTATTTGACGCTCGCAGAGATGAAGAAAGACTTTCCCGCGTTCACGAATTATCTCATAATTTTGGAGAACATGGCAAGCACGGACAACCACGCATTCATCGGAGATGTCGAAGTCGACAACGCTCGATATACCAAGATAAGCGTCTACACGAACCAACCTCTCGGGGTCTCAAGCCGTGTCCTCCTCACCGAGACAGGGCTTTACACGTACAAAGCATACGGGCAGAACAGCACGAACAACTTGAATCCGACCGATGCTTCGGTTGTTGGACTGCTTGAACAAGGGACTCTCAACGTAGCGGGTGCGATTGGGTACGATATACCCGACATCACCATCCCCGATAATTACATATATTACCAGTAATGGAATTAATACAACTCAACCAATACGAAGAGCGATCCTATCGGGAGACAGCCAATAAGATGGGCTTCGTGAATTACGGAGACGACAACCTCTTCCCGCAATACCTCGTCGACCTCTATCATTCGTCCGCTACTCACAACGCATTGTCGACAACTATCGCGATGATGATATTCGGTGAAGGCTTCGACGCTACGAGTCTTGATGGAAGGCTTGCTTTTGACCAATGGAATTTAAACGACGAACTCCGAAAGGCTTGTCTCGACTTCAAGATTCAAGGCGGGTTCGCTCTCGAGGTGAATTGGAGCATTGACCGAACGACAATCGCCAACGTCTCACACCTTCCCTTTGAGAATATACGCTCGGGCTTCGTCAATGAAGATGAGAAGGTTGAGTATTACTATTATTCAAAGGACTGGAACGATAAGCACGAAGAGCCTTCGGAGATATGCACCTTCAACCCTGAGAGGAATATCGAACACCCGACACAGATTCTTTACGTGAAGCCGTTCTCTCCGGGTTCGTTCTACTATCCGAAACCCGATTATGTTGGCTCGATTAATTACATCGAACTCGATAAAGAGATTGGGGTGTATCATATCAATAATATGAAGAACGGGATGAGTCCCTCGTTCTCCATCCACTTCAAGAACGGCATCCCACCGCAAGAGGAAAGAAACCGTATCCGAATGGATATCGAGAGGCAACTCAGCGGGGCGAGTAATGCGGGGAAGTTCATTGTGACTTATTCGGACGATCCCGATAGAAAGCCCGACTTTGAGCCGTTCCAATTATCGGACGCTCACAACCAATATCAATTCCTTTCGGAAGAAGTTACCTCGAAGATTATGGTCGGACACCGTGTGACCTCTCCTCAGATGTTCGGGGTTGCGGTACCGGGAAAGCTTGGAGGCGGTGGAGAGCTTGCAGAGGCTTCGGAACTCTTCGAGAAGAATGTCATCGCTCCGGCTCGACAAGTGGTCACAGAAGCCGTTAAAACGCTTTTGAATGCCGCTGGTCTCGATGCTCAACTTGTCCAACTATCAGAAGAGCCACAAGAAGTGAACCTCGATGGATGCGTTGACTACCTCACCGACAAAGGCGAAGAGATGGGGGATGAATGGGAGTTGATAGATGAATCTCCCGTCGATTACGACCTCGAGAAAGCACGGGACGCGATGTGGGCATTTGCTCGGGTTCCTTCATCGAATCCCAACGGCAAGAGCGAACAAGATACCGAGATTATCAAGGTTCGTTATACCTACGCTCCGAAGTCCACGCAAGAGAGTTCCCGCGACTTCTGTAAAAAGATGGTCAACGCGGGCAAAGTATACCGCAAGGAAGACATTGAATCCGCTAGTTTAAGAGCAGTGAATCCCGGACTCGGTGCAAATGGTGCAAATACTTACGACCTCTTTCTATTCAAAGGCGGGGCGCGATGCCATCACTTCTGGAGCCGTCAAACATACTTGCGAAAGAACAACAAGAAGATATCTGTCAACCAAGCGAAGAAACTCATTCGAGAAGCGGGAGTCGATGCGAAGCGATTACCCGAGAACGATAAGCGAGTTGCACAACGTCCCGTCGATATGCCGAATGAAGGCTTCATAAACCCCCGATAATGTCACTACAAGCAGAAGTCCTCTTTGTGAATCCGGACTACATCAAGCGGATCACCAACATAAACGGAAGCATCGAAGACGCTTATCTCGTTCCTTCGATTATCCTCTCCCAAGACAAGTACATTCAACTGTATTTGGGAACGGATTTGCTAGACAAGCTGAAATCCGATATCTCGAGTTCAAGTTTAACGGGCGATTACGCTACTCTAATGAATGACTATTGTCGCAAGGCTACCCTTTGGTGGACGATGGTTGAGCTTATCCCCTCTCTTTATGTAAAGATGGACAACGGATCGCTCGTTTTAAGGGTGTCTGAGTCCACTCAAACTATCTCACCGGATGACTTACACCGCGAAGTGGAGAGAGCGCGTCAGAACGCCCAATTCTACACGTACCGGATGTATCAATATCTGTGCAACAACTCGTCCCTCTTTCCTGAGTACAGTTCAAACACGGGTGCGGATATGCTCCCGCAACCAGCGGACTACTTCCAGAGCGGAATGAGCATAAGCAGCGGAGGCGTTCCGAATATCGTTGACCTCAAACAATTCTTCGGATGAGAAAGAGCCGAAAAGAAAATATCACCTTATTGAAAAAGTTCCTCGATGACCTCCACCGAAATAATTCTAATGATTCTCCCAAGCGCGATAGCGATCGTGGGGGTGTGGGTAAACCTAAACCGTGAAATAGAAAAGCTCAAGGGGCGCATCATCCGCGTGGAGTCCGATAAAGACGAACTCAAAGACATGATGAAGGAAGTCGTGAAGGCGGTTCACAAGATTGAACTCATGCTCGCGGAACGATGAGACACTTCAAACTCAGAGAATTCGATTCACCCGATGCACCCGGTTCGGGTCGTATGATGGACAGAGGCTTTCTTCGTTTGCTCGATGAAGCTCGGGATTGTGCTTCCATCCCGTTTCATATTTCTTCGGGATTTAGAACGGTTGACTACAACCGCGAACTCATCGACAGAGGGTTACCCGCTTCCCGTAATTCTTCGCACCTCCTCGGACTCGCAGCCGATATCGAGGTCAGGAATTCACAAGAGCGGTTTATCATCATCGATGCGTTGATGGAAGTTGGCTTTACGCGGTTGGGGATTGGAAAGAATTTCATACACTGCGACATCGACGAAATGAAAGAAGAAAATAGAATATGGACATATGTATGATTTAATTACCAAAGACCGCGATATCCACGTCCTCCCGTTCGACTTTGAGAACACCGAAGACGTGAAGAGTGTTTATCTGCTCTCAGACATTCACTTCGATTCCGTTAAGTGCGACCGCAAACTCTTCTTCAAACACCTCGACCGAGCCAAAGAAGAGAACGCGGTTGTTTTGATTCTGGGCGATTTGTACGATTTAATGCAAATGCCGCGCGACCCTCGCGGCAATTACGACTCATTGCGTCCCGAACTCAAAGCGATGGCATATATCGATGAGGTCATCAAGGACTGCACCGATAAGCTCGAGCCGTATAAGGATATTATCAAACTCATCGGACAGGGAAACCACGAGACCAACATTACCAAACGACATGGGGTCGATCCCATTCAACGAACGGTGGGCATCCTAAACGCAAACGGAGGGAATATCATCGCAGGATATTACGCGGGATGGGTCGTTATCAAATGCAGTCGTAACGGCAAGGGAGGGCGCAGGAGTTTTCCCCTTCATTACCATCACGGGTACGGAGGCAACGCGAAACGCTCGAAGGGTGTTTTGAATGTGGATATTGATATGAAGGATTATCCGCAGGCGGTTATCATTGCGCGTGGTCATACTCATCAGAAGTGGTATGTCCCTGTAATGCGTGACGTACTCACCTCCAACTTTAACCACGGACAAGAGACTGTCCACGTAGTTCAAACGGGATCATACAAAAAGAAAGACCGCTCTATCGGGTGGGAAGTTGAGAAGGGCTTCTCGGTACCTCGGTTGGGCGGTTGGAAGTTTTCAATCAAACCCTTCGGACAATCATACGACATCCAATGCGAGGAACTCCACTAAAAGAAACAAAGCT